GGCCGAGAGCGGCCAGCGTGTTCATGATGTCAATCACGGCAGCCTTCAGCGTCGTGGTGACATCAGCAGACGACGCGGTGCCGACTGCTGAGGTAGCCACGGCAGCGGTGCGCTGCGTGATCGGCGTTGTGCCGTAGAACCCGACCTTGCCGGTGGCAGTGGGTTGCATCTGCACGGGCTGGCCGCTGCGGCCGACGTTGAGGGTTTCCTCGACGTTGCCGTCGCCCATCTGCTGGCCGTCGCCAATCTTGGGCGCTTCAAAGTTTGCGTTGGACATGATGTTCCTTTCTGGCGCTTAAGCGCCACCCTTCCACAGACCAATGGCCTGCAGCGTGTTCATGATCTCGATGACGGCGGCCTTGAGGGCAGTCGTCACGTCCGCGCTGCTGGCAGTGCCAACGGCGGACGTTGCTTGGGCTGCGCTGGAGCGCTGCGTGACAGGCGTGGTTCCGTAGAACCCGGCGGTGCCACCGGCTTTGCCGATGATTGCACCGTCGAGTTCGGGATCCTCGAATGCCACACCAATTGCTTTGGTGTTCGGCATTTTCATCACCCCCACATGCGAACGGCCATCTGCGGGCGGATGACGCTGTACCCGTACAGCACGTCAATCCGGCACGGCATCCGGTCGTTGTTGATGTCATACTGTCGCACGATCCGCATCGAGATCCCGTTGTGAACCTTCCGGCTGGCCATGTCGACGCCCTGCGGCAGCATCAGGTCAGCGGTGGCGAACGTGATCGCGTCCTTGTGGTAGATCAGGTTTTGCGGATAGCCCGTCGAAGCCGCACCCAAGAAGGTGACGATATCGCTGGCGGTCGGCAGCTTGCTGACCGTGGCCAGAGCCTGCGTGGGCGCGTACACGGCCGGCAGGAAGTCCACGTCGACGAACTCGGTGGAAGCCGAGGTGACCGTGTTCTGCACCACGAACTGCTGCAGCGAGCCGGTGGACTCGCGGGTCTGCGGGTTGACCGCAAACACACCAGCAATGGTGAACACGTCGCCCGGGACCAGCGTGTTGCCGTCGGTCACGTTGTCCAGCGTCAGCTTGGTCGCACCGTTGGTCAGCGTGGTCTTGACGATCGGGGTGTCCGAGCGCAAGGCCGAGCCGGTGGTGTGCACCTTGATGGACTGCGACATGTTGATCTCCTCGTAGCCGAGGATGCCTTCGCCCATCATGCCGTTCTTGAACTGGCGCGAGATCGTGCTGGTCGGGTTGAACAGGCCCTTCATGCCTTCCACCAAGCCCGCGTTGGCCGCCGGATTGACGGTGGCGTAGCGCGGCGACATGACAGCGGCAGCCTCGTTGAGCTTCTGCTGCGCTTGCAGCAGCACCAGCGAGGTGGCCGGCGTCGTGCCGGGGGTGCCGACAGACTGGAAGATGTCCTTGTACGAATTGGCGACATCGGCGTCGATGCTGGCCGCGAGTTGCGAAACCCGAGGCTTGAGCACGCGATCAGCGAAGTCGTCCAGCGACAGGGCCATCTCGGCAGAGGTGAAGTTGACGCCGATGTGCTTCTGCGAAGCAATCGTCAGCGTGGTGAACTGCTGCTGCACCTCTTGCACTTGCAGCGCAGCACCGTCGGTGACCAGAGCGCGATCCGGCAGGCGGATGCGCAGCGTGTCGCCGATCTTGGCGCCTTCGACGGCGAACGAATCGTCGTACTGACGATTCACGTTGCGGGTGATGACCAGATTGTTCTCCAGGATCTCCAACGCCTTGTTGGTGATCATGTCGATGGTCAACAGATTTTGAGCCATGACAAATTCCTTTCAATCAACGAACGCGATTCTTGGCTTCCCACTGCCTCATTTGCCGCTGCCGCTCGGCCTCGATCCACTGGCTGGTGGTCATGTTCTTCACAGACCTCGGGTCAGTGGTGTCGTACGTCGTAGACGCAGACCTGGCGGTAACGGGCGTGATCGGCGTGGGGGCCGCAGAGGTTTTCTTTGCCGGCGGGCTCGACTGCACTTTGGCTTCGATCCTGCCGATTTCCTTGGCTTGCAAATAAGCCGGCAGCCGAGAAATCCGCTCCGCTTCCTTGGGATTGCTCCCAAGGTAGTACGCAACATCCGGCCCCACGTCAGAGGCTTGGATGGTCTGCGCCATCAGGGTCGTGATCGGCAGCTTCGGATTCAGCGCGACTTGCTCGAAGTCGTCGTACTTTTCCCGGGCCGCTTCTTCGCGCTCCTGATAGTTCTCCAGCAAAGTTTCCTGTTGCTGCCGCTGCTCACGCTGCTGAACCAGTTCTTGCGCCTTGCGTTCGGCGAGCGCTTGCGCGTATTCGTCGACGTTGGCAAACTGATCCGCAGTAGGTGCGGAAGCGGTAAAGGGTCGTTGCTGGGCAGGTTGCGTGAGCTTCCTTTCCCACTTGCGCTGCTCTTTTGCGAGCCGCTTGGTGATCAGTGCGTCGACTTCGTCTTGCGAAAAAGTCTTTGACTGTTCAGCCGGCGCATCAGTAGCGACATCCGGGGTGGCCGTCACCTCGGGCGCTTGCACGGTTTCCGCTGGCGCGGTGTCCGCTACGGGCAGTTGATCTGCGTCCATTTGATTCCGTGGAATCCCCGGTCAACGGGCCGGTACGATGGCGCGGAATATACCACGCAAATTGTGCGAAGTACATCTTCGCTAAATACTCACACTCCAACAGACCCAGCCATGTCAGCCTGCGCCATCACCCAGGCGTAGCACTTGTCGAGGAACGCCGCACCGGCCTGCGCCTCGATGTCATCCAGCGACGTGTGGTAGCGCCGGAACTCCACATCCCGCGTGTCGTCACCGGGCGTGGCCGTGCCGTAGCCTGCGATGTCGATTATCACGGAGAACTTTGGCCCGCCAGAGCGCTGGCGGGTGATGGCAGCGGTGACGATGCGGAAGTAGGCACCGGCGAACGGGACGCCGTACTGAGAATTGGTGAGGTCGATTTGAATTGCCATGATGTGGCTCCTTTATGCGTAGATGACTTCAGAGGTTTGCACAGTGGCAACCCACCGAATATCAGTTGCTGCTGCGCCGGTTGCGGTTACTGCAAGACCGCCGTTGGTGGTGTCAGCGCTGAGCGCCAGCGTCCAGCCTGGGGTGTTGTCGATGGCGGTGACGGTTGAGGCCACCAGCGTCGTGCTCGCGGCGTTAGCTTCCCTGCGAATCAAACCTTCGATTTTCCACGCAGCAGAGTCTGTGCCGTCTGCGGCTTGTTGGCGGGCGACAACGGTTCCTGTGAAAGCGTAGGCGCTGCTGTTGGAGAGAATAACTTGGTTTGACGTTGCGGCAACGCCCGTGTCAGATGTAAGAACCGTTGCAGTGTCATTTGTTGTTGTTTTGCACAACAACAAAATACCCATTTGAGAACTGCCTGCGGAGGCAGAACCCCATCCGGCAAAAGCATATTTTTTTATTTGTAAGGCAGTCGCACTATCCCCAAAAGCTATTGCGTCAACTCCACTGGCGTTTGCGCCAAAACCAACGGCTGAGCCACAGCCAATTGCGACACTTCCAGTACCACTTGCGTTTGATAAATTTCCCAACGCTAAACTTCTTGTGCCGCTAGCAGTATTTTGCCTGCCAATCGCTACGGACGAAGAGCCGTTTGCCTTAGAAAGGCTTCCCATAGCAAGTGCATTTGCATTTTGTGCTCCATAAGTAACCGTATTGTTTGCAACAGCCGCCGCAAAACTGTCGACGCCGGAGGCGTAGGAGCCGCCGAGAGCCATAGCTCCTTGTCCTGTAATTGCGACAGCCATGTCGCCTGTTGAGTTTCTTCCAATTTGTGTTCCCAGCACGCCAATAGATGCTGTTCCGGTAGTTCTATTGTCTCCTGTAAGCCAATTAGTACCAGTGCAGACAAGTCTTACGCCCGTACCTTGCGTAAGTTTAAATTCAGTAGTTGGATCAACGCCATCTACCGTTTCTGTCCCATTTGGATCAATAGTAATGACGCCTGTACCAGTATTCCAGATCCAGCAATTGAACCCAGACCCAAGCGTAGCCGCCGCTGTCAGCGACACAGTGAACGTGCCAGATGTGCAGTTGATGATGGTCCCGAGATCCCCCGCAACGACGGTGTAGGCGCCGGTCTTGTCGCTAATAGTCAACGTCGAAGAACCGCCACCTCCCGATGCGGCAATAGTGATGCTGCCGGACCCGTTGGTAATGGTAACGTTGGCGCCAGCCGTCAACGTCGCCTTAGCCAGCGTGTTACCGGTGGTGTTACCAATAAGAAGCTGCCCATCGGTGTAGCTGGTTTGTCCAGTGCCGCCATTGGCAACAGGCAGTGTGCCAGTCACGCCGGTGGACAGAGGAAGGCCAGTGGCGTTCGTAAGGGTGCCGCTAGATGGCGTACCCAACGCCCCGCCATTGACAACAAACGCGCCAGCAGAGCCTGTATTTACAGCAAGAGCCGTTGCAACGCCCGTTCCAAGACCTGCAACACCAGTACTAATTGGCAATCCCGTGCAACTTGTCAAAGTACCACTGGACGGCGTGCCAAGAACTGGAGTTGTAAACGTTGGGCTCGTAGACAACACCATGTTGCCAGTGCCCGTGACAGCGTTGTTCAACGTTACGCCGCCATAGGTCAGCGCCCCCGTCATTGCAACCGCACGCGGGAACGTGTAGGTGTCTCCAGCGCCTGGAGCACGAAGCTGCGGCGTTGCAGTGTCAAGGGCAATTACTTCAAGTGCGGCCATGATGTTTCCTTAAATCGGGGAATAGCTCGTTCCGTCGCTGCTTAGCACCGTAGCCGAAACAGCAAAAACAGTTCCCGAGCTATTAAGCACGTTGTTTGTAACCGTGTACGTTGGCGAACCAGACGACGGAAGTACATCAAATGTGTTTGGTGGCGGAGGTGGCGCAGCGGCTACCGCTATACCAAAACCAACAACAGACCCCAAACCCAGCGGAATTCCATTGCGAATGGGGACGCCAAAAAACGGCATGTCAGGCCCTCGTTACTGGATGTTAATGGGCTTGGCGTACACGGTGCCGCCGCCGGAAATCTGAATCGCGCTCACGCGCCACGGGGCGCCGGTGCCGCCGGGCACCTTGAACGGGATCGGCGTGTTCGCCGGGATTGGCGTGTCGGCCGTGGTAGCCGTAACGCCCTCGCCCACGCGGACGTAAGCGGCCACAGAGCACCACACCACCACGCCCTGCGGGCCTGCGGGCCAGGTTGCGGTGTTGCCAGCAGTGCCGGTAAACGACGCCGTGCGTGCGGTAAACGTTGCGTCGTCAAGGGGGTTGAGCAGTTCCACAATGGGCTCCTTACGCCAGGAAT